TCTTCATTCAGCATTACATGGTTTATATTTATAGAGGCCACATCCAGCGCAATTCTGTTATAGATCGAGTTCACAATCGACCTGGCATTGGTTCGTGATAGTCGGATTTTGTCCGGCCTGTTATATGAACCATAGCCTGAGAATGTTGGAGTGGGATCTCTCCCCATAAAAGCGTTCCATCCATTACGGAACCGTTCTGTTATTTTTGACATGATGTGATCTCCTTACTAAACATGCTCCTCTTGACCATTTGGATGATGTTTTCCAAAATTTTTAATTAGATAATTCTCTTCCGATGTCCCATATACAATATTTAATATTGTAGAAACTACTTTACTATTTGCTTCTACACTGCTTAATTTTGTTTTAGAATATTTATCAGCTGCTTTTTGAGCTGTTTCATGTAGCTCCCAATATTTTTTGTTATCGTAGTTGTCTCCTAAATAATTACCATATTTGTCATATGAGTACGATATAGAACCGTGAGTAGTTGCCTCCGGCTCCCAAACGCCATCAACATATTTTTTGATACCGAAAGCCTCATCATATGTTGCTTTGTTGGCTTTTCCTAATTCTTTTCTAGTTTTAAGATCTGACTTAGTTTCTTTTATAGAAGATCCGGCTTTATTAAGAGCCTTACTTAAAGATTCTTTTGTATAATAATATCTATCTTCTATCTTCTTAATATACTTGTGATTTTTCCAAGTTGTACCCTTGGCGCTGTGCATCAGATAATCATTTTTTTTTGTTATATCTGATGTAGGCCCTACGAAATATATATTACCCATAATATGATCTCCTTATAAAGTTTCTAAATATTCTTCTCCAACAGCCATCAGGTAATCGAGATTCTCTGTCGCAACATCTGCTCCAGCTCTTACATATGTATCTACAAACCATTTACCAGCTCGAACACCGATTTGTGTTAGAAGATTTTGAACCTCTGGACTATTAATTGCCTGGAAACCAGCTGCAGCTATTCCGGCTATTGTTAAGGATGTAACGGCAGTGCTAAACACAACCCTTGCAGCTACTGTTGCTCCAAGTGCTACACTTTTTACAGCCAGTTTTCCTACAGAACTAGCTGCTTTCTTTATTGTTTCTTTTCTCTGTGTTCTCTTCTCAGCAGCCCCATCACCATTCCCAGTACCCCAAGCATAACGTCCGCTTCCTCTTCCAGGAGGATTATCATCATGACCTTTTCCGAAGTGCATGATATCTGCCCCTGTTGGAGCTATGATGTAACATTGACTCATTTCTTCTTTTTCTTACCTCCTCCTGAATTATTGTCTTTATTTCCGTCTTGGTTCTTGCCTTCTCCGAAGTTATTAACCTCATATACACCGCTGCTTAGTACTTTGATTATATCAACAGCTTGCTTACCCCAGTTTGTCATCATTCCAACCTTTTTCATTGTCTGGTCTGCAGCTTTCCATCCAGCATCGATCTCAGCCTGCGTATAGGATGATAATTTTGACTCGAAGTTGAATCGATCTAATATCTCATCTCTCTCAGCTTTTGTGAGTTCTCCTTTAATCATTGAGACCTCTACTGGTGTTCCGCTTCGAACTATTCGTTCCTTATCAGCAAGTGCTTTTTGGCGAGCTTCAAGAGTTATTAATCGCTGCTGTGCAGCTTTCTGGAGTTTCTTCTCTTCTTTCTTCTGCTTGCTTCTTGTTATCGGATTCAGAGAATACTTTCTTGTAGCTTTCTTTTTGGTTGTTGTGCTGTTACTTGATGATCCTCCGCTACCCCAAGCATAACGACCGCTTCCTCTTCCAGGAGGATTGTCATCATGACCTTTTCCGAAGTGCATGATATCTGCTCCTGTTGGAGCTATTACGTATTTCATTTATGTAGATCCTCCTTGTCTGTTTTTATTTTATTTTCCCATTATTGCATTTAGGTATGCTTTTCCTGTTGCCTCGTAAACTCTTCCAACATTTTTAGCAGTATTTACTTGATATTGGGCAGTCCTATTTATTTGCCATTCAAAGTATTTCATTTGTAAATTCTGAATCGCCATGTTAAATTCTGGGCTATTTATAACAGCAGCACCTACAACAGCTAAACCAGTTGCTGCAGCAGACCCAATTGCTAATGTTAGAGCGGTTTTAGCAGCAACAGATGCAGTTATTTTAACTGCACTAACTGCAACCTTACCGGCCGTAGTCGCTGCTTTTTTTGCTACTGATCCAGCCTTTGCTAATTTTTGCTTAGCCCCTTCTCCATTTCCGCTACCCCAAGCATAACGTCCGCTTCCTCTTCCAGGAGGATTGTCATCATGACCTTTTCCGAAGTGCATAATATCTGCTCCTGTTGGAGCTATTACGTATTTTGACATTTTAAAGTCCTCCTATCTATATCTATATGCCAAATCACTTAGATCATATTGCATATTAGCATTTAATTCACTTACGTCTCTGATGTTCTTAACTCCAATCGCAATAAGACCCGCGAATCCTGCTGCAGTTATCGGGGTTGATGATGCCAGTAACCCATATCCAACCGCTGTAAAAGCCGGTAGGTCAAGAACTGTATTTATTGCAGTTGTCCATACTTTAGCAAGACTATATGTATTCTCTACTTTCCTAATCTTGCGTCTTGTTGAGATGTCTTTTTCTTTTATGTTTGAAACCCTCTTATCAACGGTCGACTGAACTATTCCTCTTCGCTCTTTAGCCCCGTCACCGTTACCTGTACCCCAAGCATAACGTCCGCTTCCTCTTCCAGGGGGATTATCATCATGACCTTTTCCATTTAGTAGTCCTCATACCCATGATCTGGAATGTGTTGTAATATTCTTTTAAACTCATCTTCCAGATCTTTATCCATTCTATTAGCCAATAATAGTCCAGTTGGTTGGGTTCCTGAAAGAGCTATTAATATCTGATTTATTTTGTACTGTCCTTCTTTTGCAAGGTTGTACTGTTCTATTACTATTTTTTCTTTTTCAAGATCTGATAATCCGCTGCTATTTGTTTTATCATCAGTTATATTTCGAATAGCTTTGATTCTTTTTTTATTAGATCTACTTATTATTTTTCGTTTTTTTTTTTGCTTGGCACCTTCACCATTCCCAGTACCCCAAGCATAACGTCCGCTTCCTCTTCCAGGGAGATTATCATCATGACCTTTTCCATAGTGCATGATATCTGCTCCTGTTGGAGCTATTACGTATGTTGACATAATTATATCTGGCCTCCTCTACTTAATTCTTATTATAAACCGTAAATACTTTATCCAGATCTATTCCACTAGATTTTGACGATGATGACGTAGCTTTCGTTACGGCTGTTGTTCCAGTAGATACAGTTTCTTCAGATGCTTCAGAAACCTTTGTTGATCCTGTTGAAGATTTCATAAGCTGATTTACTCGATCCTGGATCTCTTGATAGTGTTCACCAAGTGCTTCTTTTCGTTCCTGACCATTAGCAAAGTTTCCTCAGATTACTTCTCTTGCTAATGCATCGATCTCATCAGATGTCAGGTCGAAACTTGACTCATTTTCAACATCTTCTGACTCGTCTGAGTTGTCAAGATGACGACCACCTTCATAACTATCTGGATAGTAGTAGGTTCCATCAATCCTTTTTATATATTTATGCTCTTCCCACGTAGAACCTTTAGCGCTGTGCATAAGCATTGCTAGTCCTACTCCTCGATAATTTCTGAAATCTGGTCTCATTTTGAATTCTCCAATCCGCTTATTCGAATGCATCTAGATTTGCTTTGTATGCTACCCAGGCATCCATCATAGCTGCTACGTTATCAATCTTCTCCCTTGACCGTTTCTTGTACAGCTTCCGGTTTCCATTCGTGTCTTCCAGAACGATGCAGTTCCCCATTGCGAATGACATCAGCTCTTCATCGAATAAGAGAAGACGATCTTCTGACATCTTCTTTAGCTCGCCAAGTGGAACCGATTCGGTCTTAACGCCCTGAGGAACCTTCTCGACTCCATATGGGCCATTCTCTTGGCACCATCTCTCGACAAAGTCTTTAGCGTTGTATGGGTCATATCCAAAGCATCGAACGTCATACTCTGAATCAATGATGAACTCATCTATATCATCATAGACTTCGTCCATGTTCAGAACTGTTCCTGGCATGATAATCAGTGTTCCTTCATCTATGAACTCTTGATACTTCTGTCTCATAGCTGCTTGGAGATTGTTAAGTGTCTTCTCAGTAATGTAAGCACGAGTCTTGATTCCGAATCGATCGTTTGATAGTGGAAACATAAATGTAAAAGCACAGAAGTCATCACCCTGAGAAAGATCTGCACCCATAGCGCATGGGAGCTTCCAGTATGTTCTTCTTCTATGGCAAAGAGTCTCCTCATATGGAAAGAAGTACGTGTAGCCTTCCATAGGAATACCGAATCTCTTTGCTAAGATATCATTTCTTGATGCTGGTGCCTTCTCTGCTCTCTCTACATCCTGCTGGTAAGTCTCGTAGCTTATTGTCTTACCAATGTTTGGGTTGGCTTTCATCCACATATCAGGGTCAGCTACTTCTGAAACATCATCCAGTTTATACCACCAGATAGAAACATTTTTAGCTTCATACTCTCCTTTGAGTATGTCTCTAAGCTCCATCTTGATTGTATCGCCAGCACCATTTCGGATTGTTCCTTCAGAGCTCGTAGCAATTATGAGGTATTCATCTACCTTAGAAGCACCCTGTTCAAGAGCGCCTATAACGTCTTCACGGATATCACAAGATAACCACTCATCGACTGTTGAGTATTTATTTTGTAATCCCTGTAGTTTTGCTATGGACATTGGTCTAACTTCGAGCAATGAGTTCGTTAAGAAGTTCTCAATCCCTTTCTTTGTAACGGCGAGTTTCTTTCGATTTGCACGAGAACCTGCTGTATTTTGAATTGAGCCTTCTGTTAGAAATCTGAAGTATGGACCTCGTGATCTAACGATCGCTGTTTGCAATGGTCCGAGCATTTCTTCAGCCTGCTTCATTGTTGGAGCACATGTTACCTGATGTGTTGTGGATGTGTCGACTGTCAGACCATAGCCTTGATGTGTTGAGGCATAGATTGTCTTGGCTGCACCCCTGGCTACGATTAGAAACTGCTTATTTACCAACCTCTTCTTAACAGTCTTCTTTACATAGTGACCATGACCATGCCTAGATCGTTTGTAGATGCTCTTCTCTACAAAGTAATACCACCCATAAACTTGCTCTCCCCAGAGTTTGAATGAGTCCAGTAAGAACATGTCTGATCCATCTGTTAGGGTCAGCTCGTTCTCGCAGAAAGCTATCCAACCATTGACAGCCTGGTCATCATAGTAAACTCTTGGATCCGCGATGAGTTTGTCAATGCGGTTCATCTCTAGTGAGACTTCTTCATTGACAGGAATTTCACCATGTAATACGGCATCGCGAAATTCTCCGTAATACTTTGGCGTTGCCGTATTAGATAACATGTTAGTGATCGTCTCCTTTTAATTACCATTCCTTATTTTTATCGTTAGCGTATTGTCTCCATCGTCTAGATTCTCTACCGTAGAAAGCATTATCATATAATGATACTTCTTTTGTATCTGTAACTTCGAGTGATTTTTTAGAATCAAATACTATCATTGGGGCATATCCTTCTCTATTATTAGAAGACCCAACGCCTGCAATATCTACCATTGCATTATATCCTTCGCTCTTTAATTCATCTATAATAACTTTTTTAACATTTTTTGCCATTCCTAAAGACTGATAAGTTTGTACAATTGCACTGTCAATTGTTCTATCTCCGCTACTATCAACAATATCATCTACAAATTTAGTCCATACTTTTGGATCATATTCTCCTGTTTTTTCATCAATCGACATGTTTATTCGCGATTGAGAATTCTTTGGCACAATCTCATCCAACCAACTTTCGATTGATTCTTTTACAAGATCATCATTTGTTAATATTTTATCTTTTATTACCTGATCAACTTTGTCTTTACTTGGGACTTTTAGATCTTCTTTTAACTGCATTGTGTATTCATATTCTTTTGGAGACTTGTCTCTTGCTCTTATATATCCACTTTTATAGTAATATCTATCTGGTTCTAGATATGTAACGTATGTTGATCCTTTTATTTGTTCAGAGTCGTTTGAGCTCACTCTATACATCTTTGTTCCTTTTGGAATAGTATGAGCATTTTTAACTATATCTCTACTTTTTGCACTTTTTGCCATTCTATTTACTTTTTTAACATTTATTGTATCGTTTTTTTTTTGATCCTCCGCTACCCCAAGCATAACGACCGCTTCCTCTTCCAGGAGGATTGTCATCATGACCTTTTCCGAAGTGCATGATATCTGCTCCTGTTGGAGCTATTACGTATGTTGACATTTTAAAGCCCTCCTAATCAAAAGTATTTATAGGATCAACTGCATAGTTCAGTCTGGATTCATACTCCTTGATCTGCTCTGCATATGAAGATAGTACTCCTCCAACTGTTGGTGGATCAAATGCCATTTTAACCTTGAGAAAAACATAGGACTTCGCCATGTTCAGTCTAAGGTCATTACCAAGAAACTGATCCCATGTATCAGCACTTGATGAAATTGCATATCCATCTGTTGGTCCTACACCAAGCTGAGTTAAAACATTAAGAGCGGAATTAATGAGCATGATG